GGCTGCAGCCGCCGCATCCTGGGTTTGCGAGTACTGCGACTGCAAGCTGGCACCGAGAAAGCGCACGGCCTCGGGACCTTCCATGCCCAGGCGCCTGATGTTGCCAAGCATGGCTGGCAGATACCGCGCCATATCTTTGGGACCGAACGCACCGATGTCACCGGCCGCCGCGACCTGGCCCAGCATGGCCCCCATATCAGCCTGCTTAACGCCGGCCTCTTTGAAAGAGTTGATCAGGGTCGCGATGGTGGCAGGCTCCATACCCTGACCGTCGATGAGATCGGCGATCTCCCCGGCGTAGCTGGTGGACTCCTTCCACTCAACGCCCTTTTCGATCAATGCACCAACAGCACCCGCGAGCAGTTTCTGGCTCATGCCCTTGTCTGCTGCGACCTTACTGATCGCCTCAGTCATCTCGGCCTCATCACCAGTACCGGCGGTATGAGCCCACAGCGACATCTGACGCATTTGCGCTTGATAGTCGCCGGACACCTTCGTAGGGATCGCCAACGACGCCGACAGCGCCGCCGCTTTGCCGAGGGAGTTCTTCATCCCCTCCTTGCCCTGCTGGATCTGCGTATGGCCCAGCGCCTTGAGTTCGGCGCCACGCGCTACCTGGCCGAGGGCTTGGTACTCCTTGCGCAGTTTGCCGACCTCAATGCCCTGCTCTTTCAGAGTTTTGAGGTTGCCCTCCAGCTTTCGCAGCAGACCATCGGCCGATGCTGCACCGGTGTCATGGGCTTTCTTCCATTCGTCCCGCAGGCGGATGGTGTCGCCGATCGTGCTCTGCAGCACGCGAGCCTTGGTACCGGTTTCGCCGAGTTTTTTGATACGGCCTTCAACGTCCTTGAAGGCAGCGCCGACTGTAGAGCTGACGACGCCGCCGATGACCAGGCCGAGCGCCAGGTTGTTTGCCATGAGAAATCTCCAGGCAGGGATGCGGGGCTCAGTCCATGAGCCACCAGATCATCGTGGAAAAAGGCATGGTCTCGATTTCATTGGCGGCAAATGAAAACTGCGTCGCCAAACGTTTCGCGACCTGCTTCTGCAGTTCGGCGTTAAACCCCGTCGTCCTGCACCAGGCGAAAGTAAGCGGCTTGTAGCCGCTGGTAGTCCGTCAGCTTGAGCCCCTCCAGATCCTTGGTTTCGGATTCAGACAGGTTGGCCAGGAGGATCGTATCGCGCTGATCGTCGTCGCCATTGGACGCCGAGGTCGCGGCACGCACGTCACGCACAGTGGGTGAGCGCAACATCAGGCGGTCGAGCTTCATGTCTTTGAAGTCATACGGTTTGGACAGGGTGACGACGGCGCCGTCTGGGCCAACGACCAACCATGTCGGCGTTTCGCCTTCCTTGTCGGGAAGTCCGGCGTCCAGCAGCAACTGTGAATAGGCCGTTTGCACACGCGCGTAGTCCGTCAGTTTGAGCCCATCGATGTCCTTGGTGCCGGCATCAGACAGCGAGGCGAACAAGGTCACTTCACACAACACGGCATCATCGCCACCGATTGCGTCAGAGGCGCGTACCTCACGCAACGTCGGAGCGCGCACAGTCAACTGGTCGACCTTGAGGCCGTTGACGTCACTCGGACGCGTCAAGGTGATCGTCGCGCTGTCCGAGCCGAAGGTTAGCCAGGACGGAATCAATTTCAGCTTTGTCACTTTCATTAGAGTCGCTTCCGTTACAGGCCGAGGTCGCGGCGGACGCTGGCAAGTTGATCCACACCGTTGATAACCCGGACGCAGTTAATCGGGTCGATTTCGTACATCAGGCGGCCGGCGACTTCGAGCTTGTAATAGCTGACAGCCACGGAGTACTTGAACTCCCCCGCCTCGCCTGCTTTCCAGTCACCTGGATCAATCTCTTTGAGCATGCCGCGCACGGTGGCGATCACCGCCGTGGTCGCACCTTTTTGGCCTTTGAAGGAGCCACGGAACACCGCGTTGAACGCGGTCTGATCGGCCAGGCCATAAAACTTCATGGCCTCCGGGCGCGCACCTTTGCCGGCGAAACTGGCCTCCAGTTTCTCCATGCCCTGGTCCATCTCGACCGGGGCATCCATGCCACCGGCGCGATGCTCTTCGGTTTTCAAGGTGAGCTTGGGGAGCGTCACGCTGGTCATCTCACCATTAAAGGCTACGCCGTCAATATGGGCGTTCATGTTGTAGAGCGTTTGCGGAACCATCGGCGGCTCTCCTTATGCGTTGGTATCGAGGACTTCGGTCAGCCACTGGTTGGTGACCTCGACGCGGAAGTTAGGGTTTTCTGCCGGCGGCACGTCGGTGAAGCGGATGTTCCAGTACACCTTGCCCTGCTCCAGCTGGCTGGCCGTGTTCAACTCCGGGTCGGCGAACACCTCGAAGTTGATCACCGCGCCCTGATTTTTCAGGTCGCGCATAAAGGCCTGCAGACCGTTCGTGACGTCGCTGACGTAGGTCCTGGTAATCGAGCGGTCCACCGCCCATTTATGGCCGTAAAGGATCGCGTCCATAACGATGTCCATGGTCCGCACGCGAGTGACAAACGCCCACTTCGGATCGCTGGAGCAGGTGCGGTTGCCCCACAGGCGGAACCCGTCATCACGGATGATGGTGGTGATCTGCGCGTTGTTGAGCAGGTTGGCCCGGCAGGTTTCGTCGCCGTCCAGGAACTCGATGGGCCGACCGGTACCGGTAATGCCGACAAACTCTTTGTTCGACGGCGAGGCCCAGAAGCCGTACTCCGAATCGGTCCAGGCGAAGAGCCCGGCGACCCAAGCAGAACCTGGTGCATCGACGGTGGCACTGAGCGCGGTGTCCCAGTACTGCACGCCGGGATCGACCAGGAACACGCGCTTGCTGCCGAAGTTTTCGCGGTACTCCATCGCAGCTTCATCGGTGGTGTTGGGGCCGTCGATGATTGCCAGGGCGCGCAGCTTATCGCTCAGCGCTACAAGTGCCGTAGCGACGGGCAACGTCGCGGTGTGTTTGGGTACGGTCAGCAAGCGCGGCTGTGCATTGAAGCGACTCTTGCCATCGAGCAGCGCCTGCATGCCGGTACGGGTGCCGTTCGCCAGGACGCCGCCGATGATGGCCGAGGTCTGCGCGGCAGCATCTGCCAGTTTCTCCACGCCACAGGCGACGATCACCGCCTTGGAGCGAACGTAGATGGCCTGCACGGCCTTGGTGATTGCCGCGTCGGCGCCCCAGGCGGCGATGGCTTCGCTTTCGCGGGTGATCAGCATCAGCTGATTGGGCAAGGCACTGGCAGCGGGGCCTGGGGTGAAGGTGTCGCAGAGACCGATGATCGACGACGACGGCACAGCGATAGGCCGCGTGCCGGTGTCGACGTTGGTGACGGTGACGCCGTGAAAAAAACCACCTGTATTACTCATGGTTGAACTCCAGAAACGAGAAAGCCCCGCATAAGCGAGGCCGTGGGTTGGTCGTGTTGCGCGTGGCGGAAAAGAAAACGCCCCGTCAGTGCGGGGCGTTATTGGATCAACTCAGCCAGCCACGCCGGCTGTTCCGGCCTGTACTCAATTGCCGGGAAGTGCTCCGACTCAGGCCAGTCACGCAGATCCTGCCGGTAGCCCTGCAACTGCTTGTGCTGCTCGGCAGTGAGAGACGTCGAACGCCCAGCTTCGACTTCATCACGTTGGCGAGTAACCAGCCACTCGGTGGATGCCAGCGCCTGATTGCGCCATTCCCGTTCGAGGTCGCGAGACCGATCATCATCCACTATCTCGCCCTTCGGGAGTTTCACCAGTTCGCCCGCCTCATCAACCTTCCACGTACAGGTGACGTCCTGCGTCACTTCGTACCAGCGGGCGTCATCGATCAACAGCGCGCCATCAGGAATCTGGTGTACCCCCATGATCAACTGCGTGACCACTTCGCGATCACTATTAAGCACCAAGTACTTATCCATGCTTGCCACCTTAATAACCGATACAGAAGAAGAAGTAGACGTTGGCCGTAGCCGATGAGTCGTTACTGTAATGCGCCCGGTTCGTGATCGTTATTTGAGTCAGGTTTGTTTCAACCGTGGCAGAGTTATTGCCAGTCCCGCGTCGGAAGGCACCGGGGCAGACTGCCGCATTCGGGAATGCAATCGGATAGTTGAACGCAGCCGCCGCACCGTTACCTATAGAGGACGTTACGCCCCACTGAATAATGAATCTCCCTAGCCAGTTAGGGAAAACAATGGCGCCGTTAGTCCCTCGGACGAAATTGAAGCCCAGCAACAATGTCCACGGGGTAACCAGCACCGAACCACTTGCCCCAGCATCTACTTCTGCTGGCGCCGCGATTGAGTCAGTCGTGAGCAGTGCCTTACCTGCCCACCGCAGCACGCCTACGGCATCCATAAACAATTTTTTGGCTATCACCGCCCCCCAATGGAAAGCGATACCCGGCGCGTAAAAGTTGGCTGTTTGCGTATTAGCAACCAGTCCGGCCTCTCGGATGATGAGCGCAGAGGCAGGCCAATCATCCCCTCCAGCTGGTGCCGCCAGCTCGGGCCTTTGTTGACTAGGCGATCCGACTAGCAGGCTGGTAGCTTTGTCCGCCTTAGCGGCAAGCGAGGCGTTTACCGTGGTTGCGTAAGTGTTCACCGCGCTCCAGACAAAAGCGGTGTTTGCCAACTGCGAGCTGTTGCTGCCCGCTGCTGCCGTAGGCGCGGTCGGAGTTCCTGAAAAGGATGGGCTTGCCAGGTTGGCCTTTTGAGATGGGTCGAAGTTAGCGTTTGTCCAATATTCGAACCAATCCCCAGTACCATCGGCCAAAGTCAAACGTCCAAATGACCTGCGATCTGTCATTGAACATCCGAAGTCAAAGCCCAACTTACCGCCGTTATACTTTGCGCGGAAACCTGAAAAATAGCTGACTCCAGCCGGCAAATCCGTGGTTGCTGCCACAGGATTGCCGTTAATGAACTGAGCCCGAGTTACATCAGATATTTTTCCTACTACCGCATTGTCATTGTTTGAGCTTACGGCGTCAGTAATGCCAGCACCGGCTAACGTAGTCGGATTCGTTCCCGCGATAACGCGACCGTTCTTGTCCACGGTCAAACTGCGATAGGTGCCTGCCACGATTCCTGTGCGCCCTGCGACAACCTCAAAGGTCAGAGCAGTTGTGCCCAGGATAATCGGCGCATCCGTCACGAGCTGCCAAACGCTATCGCCGTTGGCCGTGCCCTTCTCCACGCTGACGAACAGCCCAGGCGTTACCTCGACACCCGCGTCTGCATCCTGAGCACGTTTCCAGGCACCATTGGCAGGTACGACATAGATACCGTTGTCTTGCGCCTGGGCCTGGTCTTTCACCAGTACACGGGCATCTGCAGTAAGCAACACACCGTCGATGGTTTGAATGCCGTTCAGGGCGATATTCGCCGTGGTGGCCACCAGCACCGAGTGCTTGAAGTCCTGCTTGTTGATGGCCTCCGTAATCGCCAGGTCAACATATTCACGAGTCGCCAGCACAATCGCAGGATCGATCTTCAGCACAATGTTGTTGATGCTGGAAACAATGAAGTTCATCCGCACGATCTGCGTACGGCCGGACCCCTGATCCAGCGCTGGCTTGAAGCTCGGTGCACAGTTGGAAACCGCGACCAAGTCGCCGTCCGAATCGTACAAGCCAATCTCGCGGATCCACCAACCACCTACGTCTGCAGGAATGACCTGCTCGGCGATGATCACCGCCGCATTAACCGGATCTACACGCAGTTGATTCAGCGGCGCCCTTCGCTGCTCGTTGATCAGCTTGGTCTGTGCCGGACTGGGCATCGGGTCGGCGCCATTGGCATCTCCTACTCCCAGTTCGGTGAGGTTCCAGGGAATCCCCAGAGCGTTGGCATTTGCCAGCTTCGCGGCCCCCACATTGGTGAGGATCGCCATAAATTGCGAGTTGCGATCAATCATGGGTAAACATCCAGAGTGTCTATGCTGTGTTCGCGCCCGACCACGCCGATGTAGCCAGTGACTTCGATGTCACGCTGCACGGGTGGGTAGACGTCGATTACGTCGCCTTCGTAGAGGGCGACACCGATGTGTATGGCGCCTTGGGTTTCCAAGCTGATCGCGAGGCCGGTCAACGGCCTGCTGACGGGCTTGGCGTCATCGATAAGGCGCTCAAGCTCCAGGTACATTTCTTCGGTGATGCCGGTATCCAGTACACCGACCTTCAGTGCGAACGTACCGGCGATGCCCATAGGCGTCGTCTGCCACCACTCCAGCACCTCGATCAGGTAACCCAACGGCTCGACCACCCGCCGCAGGGCGCCGATAGTGCCCTTGTGGGCATGGACGTAGAACGCGGAGCGAATGGCGGAACGCTTGACGGCTTCGGACCATCTGTTGTCCCAGCGGTCGACCGACCAGGTCCAAGCCAGGAACGGCAGCAGATGCGCCGGGCAGGTGTCCGGGTTGTACAGGGTGCGCAGTGGGATCACGGTTTTCTCAGCCAGCGCGGCCTCGATGGCGCGCTCCAACTGAGTGCTATTCAGGGGGAGCAGACTGGTCATGTCGTGCCCCCAAGAACAACACTGAAACCGGTGCAATAGGCCGCTTGGTACTTGCTCGGCTTTAGGTCTTTCCAGTTTTTCAGCTCGACCCGGCCAACGCCGCTGATGTGCAACTGGGCGTCAACACCGGATTGAGCCACCTCCAGCGCCAGTCGCTTGCGTGGGTTGATCCAGGCATCAAGGCGTTTGATAGCCTCAGCCAGGATGGCGTCGTTTTCCGGGCCGGCGCCCTGCATGTGCAACACGGCATCAATCCGGTAATTCAGGATCTCCGCGCTCTGCACGATGAGGCGGTCGCCCACCGGGCGGATATCATCGTCACTGAGCTTGTTGTACACCGCGTCAAGCAAAGACTGATCGGCCTGG